GAAATACAATCCTCTCTGTCTGAGATCCTCGGATATTTGTTCCAATACGTAATTGTCCCTTGTCATGATGAGCCATTCACCCTTGTCCATTTCCTGATACACGGCTTCCCGCATGTTGTGAAATTTGATATCTCCTTCCTCCTCTTTATATCCAGTAATATTTCCATCTTCATCTTTAATAGGTTCAGCCTTCGCTTTCCATAGCTTTGGTATCCTGTTTTCAATACGGCTGATCAGCGTTGTCGCTGCAGTATGAATCTTCTTCGGGATGCGGTGTGACTGGTCAAGTATGTATCGTTCGCCTTTCAATCCAATGAGATCCTCCGCACTGGCGCCCGCCCATTTAAAAATGCACTGGTCGTCGTCTCCTGCAACGTACGCTCTATCGGAATTGTTCATCAGTATTTTCACCATCTTCCATTGGATGGGAAGAAGGTCTTGTGCCTCATCTATAATGAGGACGTCAAGGCTGGGAGCAATTCCCTCTGTATCCTGCTGTGCATTAAATTCAATGATCATGTCGGTGAAGTCATAGAGCTTCCGCTCCTCCTTGTACTTGGCAATGCCATCGGAAACATACTTCAGTTTCATCCATCCGCCTTCTATGTGTCCTGCCTCCTGAAACTGCTGGCGCAAGCTAACATTGCGAGCGCGCGCTATGTCAATGATGCGAGCGCACACGTCATCCTGTGTTCCTGCACCGACTGTATCCATACGGCGGTTAGTGTTGGTTAACTTAATGCCAAGAAGACTGGACAACTCCTTGTAGTGGGCGTCACCCATTACGTCTGTCCTTGTGAGACCGAGCTGCTTGAATGCGAGGCTGTGCAGAGTCCTGAAATACATGAAGTCTTTCTTTTCCAGTTCCTCAAATCGATCAATAGCCCTTGTGAGGGCTTCCGTTGCAGCTTTCACTGTGTAGGCGAAATATCCAATGCGCTTGGGATCCGTGCCATCGGCAAGTTCCTTTTCCACTTGACTCAATAGGTATTCCGTTTTTCCTGTCCCAGGGGGACCTAGTATAATTTTAGTTGCCATAAAACTCCGCTACTCTTGTCATCCACTTGCAGGATATGTTCCAGAATTCATTTTCCTTTAGTTCAAATTTCTGAAAATATCTGTCACGGGAGCACATGAGAATAACTGCCGTGTTTATTTTCGTATCAAATAGAACATTATGTGCCATTGCATATGCAGCTAACTGCAATTTATAGTCCACCACCCAGCTTTCCTGCTTAGGTCTATTGGTCTGCTTAAAATCAACGATGGCAGGTTTTCCCTTATAAATTCCAACCACGTCCGTTGTGCCTGCGTAAAGGCCGGGATAGTACAAATGTACTTCTGATCCCCACAGTTCCTCCAAGTCCACCAATCCCTTTTTAATTATTTCTTTTGCCATGGGACGGGCAATACGACCTATGCGCGTGTCATCGATGTATCCCTTGTCAAGCAGATAATTCTCCAGGTACTTGTGCATGCTCGTTCCCACTTTGGAGGCGTCACGCTTGATTCTTGCCGCTTCCTTCGCTCCAACCCGTTTTTTCCATTTCTCTAGTCCCTTTTTCTTTTCTTCCGATTGCGTTTCGGAAAGGATGGATGTTACGGACGGAAACTTGAT